CACTCGTACAGTGTTATTGCAATAGTCAGTTCCTCTGTTGTGATTGTCAGCTCCTTGCTGATTCATGGCTTTTAAGGAATTGTCGCGGACGGCCTCAAATCGCGGACGGCGCCCCAAGGGCCGTTGTCGCGTCTACCAGCGGAACACTTCTGATTACATCAGTCGTGCCGTTCGCTCCTGGCAGGCGATCTTTGAACGATCTGTGGCTGTCCCTTCTTGGGACGGTCTTCATTGTGACGAGTTCGCCCGGGCTGTCAAGTCTTTTCTCGGTCAAGAAGTTTCCTCCAGACCAAGTGAGCAGCTCGCATTCCAATCTATTAAGAAAGGTCTGCCTGCTTCTTGCCGTTGCATGGAGAACGGGATGATTGAACGCCTGGTTTCGTCTTTGTCTTCTCCCCCCTCTGGGGGTCCCACTCAGGAGTACCTCTCGTTTGTTGTCAAGGAAGTTCGCAAGCTTTTTCCGAAAGCTTGGGATGCTTCGTACGAGGGGTTCTGCCTAACGACATCTCCGCCCTTGAAGGGTTGCTGTGAGGAGTCGAGGAACCATGGTGGCTCTCTTGCTGCTTTGGTGAATCATTCCTGTGAACGCGCCCCTTGTGGAGACATGCGTCCGCTTCGTGGTCAAGCTGAGTTTTTAAAGGCTACCCTTTCGGGGGAGCTTACAGCTTTCATGGAGTGTCCTGACAGCGGTCTTCATGGTGAGATGTTGGTTGTGCAGTCCGCCGGGAAACCTCGTCCGTTGACTAAATTTGAGGCTGAGTCGCTTGTTCTGCGACCGCTTCATAAGACAATTTATTCTAGTCTGAAGAGATTTCCTTGGCTTCTTTGTGGTCCCCCCTCTGCTGATAGGCTTCGTAAGGCCGGTTTCAGGGAGGGCGCGGGGGAATTGGTATCAGGAGACTACGCATCAGCTACTGACGGCCTCTTTATAGAGGTTGCCGAAGCTATTCTTAGCACTCTTCTCGGTAGGGCTGAGTTTGTTCCTCATTCTGTTGGCAAGTTTGCCTTGTCAGCTTTGAGGCCTCACCTTCTCTATGAAGATGCTGCTGGGAATACGCAGGAGTTTGATGTCGCGTTGGGTCAAATGATGGGGTCCTTTCTTTCTTTTCCACTGCTTTGTCTGCAAAACTACCTCGCTTTTAGGTGGTCTTTGCGTGGGACGAAGTGGTTTAAGGTTAAGGTCCCCCTTCTCATTAATGGCGATGACATCCTTTACCAACTTGATGGCCACTTTCACCGGTGGTCTGCCGTGTTGGGTGAGGTTGGGCTCAAAGTCGAGAAGACTAAGACCTCCGTTGAAAATTTGTGGGGTACTATCAACTCGACCCTCTTGACTTGGTCAGAGGGGTTGCTAGTTCCGACTTGGTCTCCGCGCTTTGGTATGCTCCGTTCGTCGGAGCACCCAGGTTCATTAGGCTCTTCTTTTTTGAGCTTTCTGGCGGGTTGCGCGGAGCCGGGATTGCGTTACCGTGCTGGTCGGGAGTGGTTTAAGTGGCACTTGGCGGAGCTCCGCTCTGCTGCTGTGTCACTGCCTTCACTCGGCTTCCGTGGTTTGCTATCCCGCAGACTTGCCCACAAGTTTGACCTCCTGGCTTCTGTTGAAGCGGAACTTCCTCCTGCCTTTAAGGTGCATGATGTCGGTTTCTCTGGTGACTTTGTCTCCAGAGTCGACCTCTCTGCCCTTACGATGGAGGAGAAGTTCCACTCTTCAGTGGAAGTCGCGGCTCAGAAGTGGAACATGGGTTTTAGGGGAGTGGATGTCGTCCGGGAGGCAATCTTGTATTGTCTCGACCGTACGGCCTGTAAAGGCCGTCTTTACGATTATCCGGCTCTCGACCCGGCCCTGTTCTCTTCGTGCGACGCCGAGTTCCGCTTTCGTTTGCGGAACGCTCGGCTCCCAAGGGTGAGGACGACTCCGTCTAAGGCTTTTCTGAGCCCCTTTCCTGAGCGTACTGACACTTTGTTTGTCACGTCCGTGATGACGGATCTCTCCTTTTCGTCTGGAGAGTTTGGGGTTCTTCCGAGCTATTCGGAGTTCCCGGACGTTGTTGTTGGGGGTGGCGCTCCGTGGTGGTAGCGGCGCCGCGTGGGGAAAACGATGATGTCAACCCGCCCTTCTAGGGGCAGTCCGGATCATCGGTTGAAACTTTTTTCTTGTTAAGGCCATTTAGTAAGCGGTCACGGTTAGTCCGATTGCGCGCCAGTGGCGTCTCACAAGGTAACGATCAGGAGCATACGGCGAGGGGTGTTATCACGGTAACGTGGTTTCAGTTACGACTTGGCCTCGCTAGTTGTATGTCGGCAGAACTAGAATTCTGCATCCGGGTACGCAATGATCGTCCAGCCCCCTCTCTCTCTTCCAGCTCAGTCCCTGTTGACCTAAGTGTCGGGTCTGTTCGAGCCCGCTACGTGTGTCTGGTTTCCTTCGGGTTAACAATAAAACCAGTAGTCGTAGGCCCTCAGAGTGTCTTCCCTTCGGGGTCAAAAGGTAAAGACGCGCGGGGTGGTTCCGTCATAACAACGAAGAAGAGGGAGAGGTGTGGGTGGAACACTTGTCGGGATGGTACTTGTGTTTGCGTCGGCAGTGATTTGAAAGCCGCCCAAGGTTTGGTTCGCTGTCAAGTGACCAGTGGATGTCGGTGTGAAACATTGTCCCGTTTCACGATGGGTTGACTAGATTGAGACGTAGGCTTTACCTGCCGAACTCAGGGGGCTCCAGG